CTTTTTTAGATTTTTCAATTCTGTTTTTACTGATTTCATTTTATTTCCTTAGTGGGAGTTATAAAGGTTTAAGAAATAATCAATATAAAATCATAATCTATTATTTCAATGAATACAGTAAGTTATTTCCTATTACATCTAACCGCTTGTATTCAACAAGCGGTCAATTTTCATCAAAAACTTACAAGTAAACTATAAGCTAACTTACAAGCTAACTTACAAGCTTTCAGTTCCTTTTGCTTGAGTAAAAATAAAGCCACGCATTAACGTGGCTTGAGGAAATGATTATGCAGCAGCTTTATTGGCAAGAATTTTTGCAAGGTCTGTTTATAAGTTTTTCTTCACAATTTCTGTAATCTCTTTTGCGTATTTTTCAAAAACTTTTGATTCTTCATTAAAGAAAGCGTCGAACCATTTTTCTATTTGGGTCATAAAAAAATAATGAACGATACAGGAAACAATTAACGAAGTGATAAATGAGATAAATATTGTTTGCATTTTGGTTCTCTTTGAAAGTTATATTATGAAGTGCAGTTGTCAAATAAAAGGGGCTTAAGCCCTTTTTTTATCGCTTCGCCTCAATCATCGCATCAATGGCGTTATGCCACACTTCAAGTTTGAGCAATATTTTGCGGATTAAATCCCAGTTGCGTTTCATTTGCTTTCCTTTTGAGGCGTTGAGCCTTTAATGAGGTTACGTTCTTCTGCCCATTGTTCGGTTTGTTGAATTAGTTTTTGCATAGGTATTCCTTGTTAACAAATTTCAATCACGCCAACAGATTCTGCTTGTTTTAGAAAGGCTTTCACTACATCTATTGCTTGCTCAACCTGTTCCGCTTGTTTTTTATCAGAGAGAAATTCTCCAGGTTTAATATAACCACCGAGAAACAAATCATAGTATGGATCTTCTGTAAAAACAGGTTCTTTAGCGTCTTTAAAATTAAATATCATTTGGTTCTCCTATCTGGACGGCTTAAATCTCAGCCGTCCTGTTGTAAGTAATAAAACGGGGTGAAGTAACAATCCATTACTTCACCCGTGAGGGGGTTAGCGTGTTGAATTTCTGCGGGAATGCCCAGTAGGGAAAGCTGGACAAAGCACATTTGCACGCTTTTTAAGTCAATATCTTGTGCAATTACACGCAATTGAGTTTGTGGGTTAAAGCCTTGTTGTCGCATCGTTTCGCAAAAAGCGATGATAAGTGCACCGCTTCCACAGGTAGGTTCGTTTAAGGTGTAGTAACCTTGCTGTTCGATTTCTTGGCGGAATAAAATGCTTGCCATCAGGTTACCGATACTGAGCGGGGTGAAACATTGCCCACGTTGTTTGTTGGCAAGTTCTAACTGCATATAGCATTGTCCGAGAATATCTTGCGGTGCTTTTTCTGACTCATGGAGTAAGATTTGCCCCATTTGGTAGAATTGTTGCATCTCTTCATCGGTGTAGCGGGAATAGATGGCAAAATAGCGGTCTTCCCGATTGATAAAAGGTCGGCTGATACTGCAAGCACAAATTTCCACGAAGTCTTGAAAGACACGGAGGTTGTCGTGCTTGCGTCCAAGTTGTTGGATAAGTTTGAGTAGCTCTTTCATCACAAACTTTCCAAAATACAAAGCTGTAAGTAGGTTGCGATAATTTTTTCATATTCTTCTTCTGTAGGATGGCTTTGGCTATTAGGCAGATTTTTAAGGCGAATAAGCTCATTTGCCTTTTCCTCTCCAATCTTCTCTACAATCCATTTTCCACTCTCAATTGGTTCATTGCCATACCACATATGGCAATAATGGCATAATGCAATGGCATTATCAGGATGGTAACGAATATTGTAGTAACGGCGTGAAAAGTTGTGTGAGCATTGCAGACCATTTGTTTTGGGTGGGTAGTGTTTGCCGCAACGTTCGCAGCAATAATTGGCTCGTTTTCGGATATAATCTGAGAAAATTAAATCTGCTTTAGTGTGAACGATTTTTTTTCTTTCGAGTGGCTTGTCGGTAAGCAGCTTTAACTTTGCACGAAGTTCAAGGTTTTCTTGGTAAAGTACTTCTAAATTCATAGGGCTACCTCATCAATTTTTTGGCGAATATCTTCAAATGCTCCAAACATTTTTAAATCTTGGGCTTTATCTAATCTGTCTGCATCAGTTCGCATAATTGCGATCGCGTTAATCGCTGCATCACAAATATCAAGTACGGTTTGATTGCGAGCGGTGTATGCCGTACGGCGGTTCTGTTCGAGGTAATCGAGTGTTTTGTCGATCACATTAGGGAGTTGTTTTAACACGGGTTTAATACTCCTTCTTGGTAGCGGTTTGATTGTTTTAGTTTTGGAGGGGGAACGCATTTCCATTCGGTGTATAATGGCATCGAGACGTTCTTTCTGTTTTTGTTGAAATTCAAGTTGTTTAGCTTGGCGTTTTTTTATCGATTGATTAGCAAGTAATCCAGCAGGGGAAATATTTTCTAAGAATGGGTTTGCTAAGTTCATTTTTTCCCCCTCAATATCTCCCGTCTTTCCTTTCTAGGCAGACAATTAAATTCAATGGTTTTGGCTAAATCGACTTGCTTAATAAACAGCTCATTTAGCTCAGTAATGCGGGCATCTTTGGCTTTTGCCATTTGTTTAAGCTGATGATTTTCTCGCAACAAGCGGTTGTTTTCGTGATGTAATTTGGCAAGGTTGCCTTTGAGATGCACGATCACACGTGCCTGTTTGGTGTATTTGCTGATGTAGTCGTAAAGCTTTTTACGCAGGTAGAAGGGGTTAAGTAACACAGTATTTCTCCATAAATTGGTTAGCTCGGTCGAAGTCGGCTTTCATTTGAATAAACTTGATGAAGTGAGCGAATTCGTCTGGCTTTTCTAACACGGCTTTCTCAAAGGCGTTTTGGATATGGTCGAACCGTTTTTGGCTGATGCCTTTGAGGGCAAGTAAGCCGTCTCGATCTTTCATTCGGATATCATAAAACGAGGTTAAGCCGTAAGATTTTAGTAGTGCAGGAAAGGATTTATCGGTTTGGGTTAAATACGGCAAGATGCTTTGCATTTTCAACTCTTCACAGCCTTTTTGGCGTTCGATTTCCAATTCGTGGATGGAAAACAACCGCTTGAAGGGGTTTTTAATATCGATAATGTCGTAGAGCTGCTCCATCGTGAAATCACGCCCTTCGGGTGAGGCAATGTAGTAAGGCGAGAGGATGTCTTTATAGTCGATTTCGTCCACTGCCTCGCCTAAATAGTAATCCAGTTCTTGGTCGAGATGTTCAAAGCGACATTTGTCTTTAAATCGCACAAAGTTGTGCGTGATGCCCCATTCGCCATTGATGCGGTAAAGCACACCATAAGTAATACCCCATTTTTGCGGGACTTCAAGGGTTTTGAAATAACGTCTGGCGTGAACTTTATCTTTGATGATATTGCCGTTTAACACGTTCATCGTGGAGTATTCAGCCAGTCTTAAAATATTGAGTGAAAACGAACCTCTAACCGCTGCATCCAACTTGTTCGGCTTGGATTTCGCTTGTGTGCTAGGCGTTCGTTTGCGTGGTTTTGCAGATTTAGCCATTTTCATTTCCTTTTAGACAAAAAGCCACCGTAAAAACGATGGCTTAGGGTTAATTCATCACACTCAACTCAGCCATCGTCACATCTAGCTCAAGTAAAAAGGCTTGTACCTCTTGCTCAATTTCTTGAATTACCGCCTCATCACGGGGAATACGTTTACAGAAATAAGCGAGGTTATCGGGTAGGCGATTATCAAAGCTGACAAAATCGCACCATTTTCGTCCAGTTACAGCCATTTGCCATTGCATTTGTTTGTAATAGCGGTCGATTGGCTCTTTTTTGCGGAGTGTTTCAATATGGGTGGCAGTGTTTGGGCATTTGATTTCGATTAAGCCCTCCGCTCCCACTAATCCATCAGGGCTTGCTCCTGCAAAGTTGATTTCGGGGTGGTCGATAAAGCTCACTTCTTCCACGCTTTCGCCTGTTTCTAATTGATACCAGTTGCGAGCTTCGGCTTCTAGGTCGTTGCCGCGTTGCATGGCAGTAGATTTATAACCCTCTTCAACCTTGCCCGTTAAGCGTTCACACAATAATTGCATCAGGTAATTTTGTCGGCTGGTGGAATAGCCGCTTTTGGTTTTTGCCATTAAGTCGGCAATTCTCGAGGCGGTGACTTTGCCACGACGTTGTTCGAACCATTCTGGCGTGCCTTGTAAAACTGCCATCTACGCCTCCTCATATTCCGCTTCTTGGATATTGTCATATTGTTTTGCTTTTTCCTTAATTCGGGTAATTTCATTCACCCCCACGATTTGACGCTGCTCTTTGGTCAGCGTGGTTTTCCAATAGGTTTCTAAATGGCTCGTGCCTTTTTTCGCTTCCTCTTCAAGCGTAAACACTAACGCCTCAAACTCTGGGTGAGTCGGATTGCCTGTGGTTGCCGATTTTTCAGGTGTGATATTTTGTGAGGTTTTGTCGCTCTCTTGGATGCGTTCTGCTTCGTCAGGCTCGTAAATACCTGACAAGCTAAAGGCAACACGGGCACACTGAATCGCCGCCTTATGGCGTAACATTCGTTTAGGATATTTTCGCCAAGGGTCGGTTTCACGCTTGCATTCATCTAGGTATTCTGTGACGACGGTCGGACGTTGCCTGTCTTTACGGTAAATACGACAAGTGCAGCTTTCTGCATCTTGTTCAAACTCAATGCCATCAAACTGTGGGTGTTTGTTGATGATCGCATACCAACCATCTACGCCTACAATGGGGATAATCCCCTCTTTATTCGGAAAGGCGTAGATTTCATTTGTCCAAGGATTCAATTCATATTGGTTTGCTACCACCAGTAAAGCCACCATTTGATCAGGTGTTACGTTTTGCCCTTTGAAGGCGGTTGCCATTAGCGTTTGAGGTAGGTTTTCACTGCTGCCCATTTCAAAGCGTTCAGCGAGTTTTTGGGTTAAGGTATTTAAAGCTGTGGTCATTTTCTTTTCCTTTTAATAATTGGATTAACCGCTTGCCCGTTTCAATTTTGTAATTCCATCAAGCTAGTTAGTTTAAAGGAAGGCAAGCGGTTAAATTCGTTACAGATTTTGCGATTGGGTTTTCTTGACCATATCGGCAAGGGCTGAGAACATTTCAGGCTCAAGTACGATAGTGTTGGCGTTCGCTCTTCGATCTAGCATTAAGCGAACGTTACCGTTTTTATCGACGAGGTAGCCATTTAAACCGTAAGGGGTAAATGGTTTGCGTTTTATAACAGTTGGTTTCGCTTTTGGCGTATCGTTTTCACTTATCATTTTGGTATTCTCAGGTGGGTAGCCATCATTAAATTTAATCACAGTGGTTTCTGGTTGATGTTCCACTTCTACATTCGATTTTTGAGTTCTGGTCTCAGTAAGTGGGTTGGTTTTGGCTACTTTTCCTTTGTTGTTAAGCTCAAATTGGATTTCAGTCTCGGTGGTTTTGAGAAGAGGAATACGGGTATTATTTTGTAAGTTGTAATCTTCTATTTTTCGATTCAAGGAGCGAATGCAATTCACCTTATTGGCAAAGGTAATTGTTTTTGCTACTACAACGTGGCTGATAATAAGCTCGCCTTTATAATGGTTTTCAGCTAACTTTAATACTCTGACTTTATTCATTGGATTTCCTTGCGGTGGGTTAAATTCTTACAATGGTTTGCGTTCACCTGTTATCGGATTGATCGAATAACAAGTGTTATCCCATTTTTGGGGTGGTGGTAATTTGGCAATCACGCCTGTTATATGCGTTTTTCTGGATTGCGGCATTTCAAGTGGTTGCTTGAAACGAAAGCCGTCGAGGGCGTTTCGTTTTTCGATTTCACGGGCAAGACGTGCCATTGCGGCTTCTTTGCTTATGAACTTGGAGCGGTACATAATGATGCGGTTGTATCGAACTCGTGCGTACCAAAGCCCTCTGTCTCGATGGGTGATTTCACAGGTGGCGTCAATCATGCGGGGCTCCTAAATTCACACAAATGGCAAGTGGGGATATTTTTGGGAATAGCGGAGTCAGGTTGGCTGTCGAGGCAACCTCCAAGACTTAATACTGCACAAAAAAGCAGGGCGAAGAAAATACCTATCAGGACTTTAAGCAAGGTTTGCATTTTTCTCTCCTCAATGCACCCATTTCTGGGCGTGTTTAACTAATTCTTCTAGCTCGTAGATTTCGAGTCTGCGGGCGTAGGTGGGGTTGCTTTGGTAGTTTCTTTGGGCTAACTTCAAGGCGATTTGGTATTTTTTAAGGGCTTGTTGTGCGTTCATTTTTCTTTCCTCTTTCGGTGGAAATTTCATCAAAAGCTTAAATTTAGGGTGCAAAAAACCGCCCCACAGGAAAGGTGGAGTGTGAGGCGGTGGGAGTATTCAGTTATTAAGGATTATTTAAATACTGCGACTGAGGTTGCAGATTCGTTGTAGTGTCCGATTGCAAGCGGTCGGCGATTGGTGCGGTTGATACGGTCGTTAATTTTTCTGACGGCTGGGTTGGTGGTGCGAATATATCGCTGAACCACGTCCAAGTTAAATTCTACGCTGTTTTGCTGATGACTACGGAATGGGCGTAATGCGTGCATTAGGGTTTCTACGCTTTCGGAGAACCTTGTTACGGCGTAGTAGAAGTTCTGCCAGTCGAGCCACTCTTGCTCGGTTAGCTCCAGATTATCCATTCGGTCAATCGGGGCGTAGCTGTTGCCGAGTGTGGCTAGAAAGCTGATGGCATTTTCAAATTGTGAGGGTTTGAGTTGGTCGTATTTGCCCACTTTAAACAGACTTTTAAGTTGGCGATAGATTTCTGCGTAACTCATTCCTGTGCGGTGATGAGCTTTCACGACTGCCTCTTGGATTGCTTGCTGTTGTTCTGGGTTAATCGTGCGTTCGGCTTTTCCTTTAAACCAGTAGTCGTGCAATGCTTGGTAGCACTCTTTTTTGTATTTGATTAAGGTTTTACGAATTTCGGGTTTGCAACGGTTTACGTCGATGCCGAATAACCAGCCGTTTAAGTATTCGATGGGTAGGCAGATCATTTGATAATCTTTTCCATCATTTCCAGTCATCTTCATAATGAAGATAACTGAATTTAAGACATCATCACGTTTAATTCGATTATATTGTGATCCCCATTCTAAGCCGATATTGTCGCAAATCGGTTTCATTGCAGTGTAATGGACACCGCCTTGCTCGAATGTAACTAAAGACTGATTGTTGAATGAAATGGTTTGAGTGGAGATTTGATTTGACATTTTTATGCCCCTATGAGTTAGTTCTTTATTCGACCAACCTTAGTAGGGTTGATCGGGCTTCAACTACTGCTCATAGACAGCGGAGCTTATTTCCTTTCGGTATTTTATTAGGCTCTCTCGACCCGATCTCTGAAAGTCGCAGATTTGCAACTTTAGATTTTCTAAATCTACAGATCTGTAGATTTAAATTTTAGGCATAAAAAAACCGCTATGCTTTCGGGTGCGGGATACCGCTATGAGTTTGTAGTGCGGTAATCATAATCCGATGTGAGCGGTGTTGTCAAACGGTTTTTTTAACGAGAACCGCAAAACTCGCCTTGTTGTGTCTTACTTCAGCAAGGAATATAATTGTTGCGTCTTACTTCAACAATTACAGGAATTTATTATGTGGGAAGCGTTAATTAATCCCATCTTTTCCATCCTCAAATCTCATTTTGATGAGGTGATTATGCGTATTACAACGTGGTTTTTGTCGTTTATTCTTTGTTGGTTGCTTATTCCTGTTCATATTCAGATTGAGCTAATGGCAAGACCACTACCTGCTTTACCTGATTATGCTCTGGTTTACCTTTTCTACTTGGTTGCCGCAACTAGCTTTTGGCAAATGTTCCTCATCTTGTTGGATGTTGCAGCTCTTTTGCTCGAAAAATTTTCCAAACGTAGAAACGTTGATCCACAATCCGAGCGGGTTGAGATTAACCGCGAGTAGAAAAATAATACATTGCTTTAGGCTCATTTGCTTTCCTTTTCAATCATCGCATCAATGGTGTTATGCCATACTTCTGTACCAACCAGCTTGTCGGCTAAGATGCTTAAACCTGATGATTTCAGCTTTTTAAGCACTTTATTTTCCATTCGCTCAATGCGGTCTTGCTCGTCATATTCAGGCGGTAAGCCTAATGCGTTGTAATCTTCGTAACCTATCATAAGTTGCTCCTTGTTTACCATTTAAAAGCACTCTTACTACAAAGAATGCTTTTAAATGCCCTTGCTTTCACAAGGGCAAAGGGCATAAGGTTATGCACCGAATTTAGCGATTAGAGTGCTTAAATTGCCTTCCAATGTCTCGCCAATCGCTTTGAATGACCAGCCATTTTCGTTGCGATACACTTCGCCAAAGATGATGGCAGTGTGGCTGCCGTTACCTTCGTCTTGCGGTTCAAAGCGTGCAATTTCTTCACCTGTTACATCATTGACTAAGCGAACGAATTCGTTTTGTACTTTTGAGAAGTTTTGATTACGTTGTTTACCTTCGTAAATATCAACTGCAATCGCTACTTTTTGAATTTCTGCAGGTAGTGCGGTTAAGTCGATTAAAATGGTTTCATCATCGCCCTCGCCTTCACCCGTGCGGTCATCGCCTAATGTACGCGCTGCACCGTTTTCTGCAGATTTTTTCCCGAAATAAACCACATCTTTATCTGAACGTGTTTTACCGTCGGCATTTAATAAAAATGCGTGAGCATCTAAATCAAACGCTGCACCTGTGTCTGCAGTATCCCAACCTAAACCAACGCGTAATTTAGTTAAAGAGTTGTCTGTTTTGGTTAAATCTAAGGTTTCACCTTTGGTTAATACTAAAGCCATAAATTACTCCTTCTGGCATTTATTAAGTTAATCAAACGCTGTCTTTCCAGCTGTCAATGTTTACCATTTAAAACAGCACACATCGAGGAAATCCAAGAGTAAAACTCGGCTTACGTATGCTGTTTTAAATGGTGGCTACATTATTTCGTGCCCTGCAGCCAAGGGCGGTGTTATCGCTTACTCCCTTGTGGCTCACTATCCACACCCCGTTTTCAGCTAACACACCACTTGATTTGTGATACACATCTTCTTGAGCGGTGGGTCTTTATGGGCTTCCACGCTTTGACTAACTCGCACCCTGCATTCGGGCAAGCGGTGTGTTTGATTTAAATTGTTAAAGAGCATTAAGTTGATTATTTAAAACAGCTTTCATCTTCCGTTTGCTTCAACGCTTGGCGGTCGTTGCGGATGTTTCCGCATTGATGGCTAAGGGTTTGGCTCTCCGTTAAAGCTGTTTTAGATAACGCCTGATTTTTGTTATCAGGCTGTTTTGTTTTGATGGGCTTAGTTTAGTTAAAACTAAATAAAAAGTAAATAGATTATTTAGTTAAAATTAAACAAAAACTTAAAGTAATTTAGTAAATAGTTGATTTTAAAGCAGAAAAATTTTTGCGAGGGGTGTTTGATTGATTGTTTTTTGAGCTATGAAAAGTTTTTTTGTGATCTAGCTCGAAAATTTTGGAAGGAGTTTTAGACAAAAAATCGGGATTGGTTAATATGTAAGGGAAAGGAGGACTTATGAAAGTTTCAATAGATGATGTTTTACTTGAATTAAGCAATTTGATTGGAAAGGATAGAGCTATACTACTGTTGCTATCACAAGCACTTGAGGACGGCTACGGGGAGTTGATAGCAATAGCGCATCAGGATATAGAGATTGAGGAGTAGTAGCAAAATAAAACCGCCATCGTGGCGGTTTAGGTTAGGAAAACTTACCTAAAAAAGAGTTCTTTGAATATTTCTCTTCAAAGGCATTATAAATATCAACTATACACTTTAAATAGGCTTGGTTGATATTTTTATACTGTCCTGCGTTCTGCTCCGAAGTTTTAGCATTTATACTCTCAATATCCACTGTTGCGTACCAGTGAAATTTGGAAAAGTGTTCGTAAATATTCTCCTGCAATATATTACGTTTTTCGTGCAAAATTTTTGTAATATGAATGGCAATATTTAATTTAGTAAGAAAGCAAGTGCTATAATAGTGAGTATCAGCTCTTTCTCTTCTGTCAGATAAGAAGAAATGAGAGGAGAGATTTTCCATTTCGCTGAGAATTTGCAATAAAGAATCAACCAAAACTTTGTCCTCAGCTCTTTTAGCAAATAGCCTAGATTGTCTTACGCCAACTATGGTGTATAACATTGCGCAAAGAGCGATACTATTCGAAGCATTAATAATATCATTCCAGTTCACTATTATTTACCTTTAGCTCTTCTTCAGCATCTTGTAAGATATTTTTAATTTGAATCTCATAAATAGGGAAATCACTAATTATTTCTAAACGCTCCCAGACATCTTTAAATGACATACCTTCATCGCGAATTAGACCGCCAAAGCTTTCATCAAGGAAAGACGAACCTACGGGAACAATACCATTAAAATCGACCTGGATTTTTTCATTTTCGCTATTTTGAAATGCATTTTTTAGTCTTTCTCGTCTAAACCGTTGTCCACTGAAGTTGCCGTCAGTTGGATATCTGCCAAATGGCACGGGAGAGAAGTCTGCAACCCTAATTTTTTCAATCATATTAATTGCCTTTTTCTGGTAAAATTAATGACCACACGATAAGTGTTCCTTTTATTTTGCATTGAGGAGAAGTTGCAATACAATTCTTTTTCTCATCACCTTGACTATATTGATAAGAATAGATCACCTCATCAGTATAAATGGTTAGTCGCTCTTCCTCAACGAAATTTTGTATCACATTCTTCAAATCCTCGGAACCTTTCCCGCGTTTTCCTATACCATTATGATTAAATCTAGAATATCCTTTAGACATCAGCTCTTTCATTTTGTTAATTTTTTCTTGTGGGGCATTGTCATCGCTATCTGGGTAATAGGAGTTTAAGGCTCCGACACCTGCATCATAAATCAAGAAAACCATTCTATGAGCAGATGGACTATACCAACAACATTGCCACCAACGATTTCTTCTAAGAACTCTTTGCAAATAATCATTGCCAATGTATGCATGATGTTGAATGTTTAATAGAGCTTCGCTTATTGCCGTTAATAACACAATTTTTTGTTCCGCAGATATACCATCTATCTGAAAGATCATTTGGCTAGTGTTTATTTGAAGGGTTTCAATGGTCTCTTTACAGCCTGATTGATAATAATTACCGTCAATGACGAGCTGAAGTATCTCATTTTCATTTTTTGCTTCTAAAGCTTTTTTTAATCCTGAGAGGATAATCCTAGCATAACCATCAGGATTGCTATTTTCTTCAGGGTAAATAATTGAGATTGCATTATGACGTTTACTTCTACACCTTACACTATGTACGGCAGAAAATAGAAGAAGAGTGCTTTCAGCATACGCCTCCTTAATTCTAGATAAGTCAAGTATTATTCTTTTTCTTTGCCTAAAATATAAGTCCACCTCGTTAAGGAATGTAATGGTTTTTTCTCTATCTACGGAGGTACCACCGATAGTGAATATTTCAGGTGCAATCAATCTAATTTGCTGAGCCATATTGATATTCCATTCAATTACTACAATTCAAGCGACTCCTAAAAAATCCCCGCCTTCATCAAAAATTATCTCTTTCTACGATAGATTAGATATTACAAATAACTCCTATGCTCCACCGCTACGCCAATAATGCGGATGTTATAAATCTCTTGGATCAATTGGAAGAACTCGAACAAATTTCCCTATTACAATAGCTTTGTTAAATACATCTTCGGTAATATCAAATGGGTCATAGTTTTTATTATCCGATAATGCTCGATAAGTTCCGCCAGGAATTTTTTGAAGGCGTTTAATGTAAACTTCATTATCAATCGCAAAGATATAAATTCCTTCCCCGTAATAATTTCTCACGTTGGTATCAACGAATACCACATCGCCTTTATCAATGGTTGGGCTCATACTATCGGTTGGGATATTAATCATAAACAGTCCATCATCTGTTTTTCTACCAACAATTTCTAATAAACCGTCTAATGAAAAATAAATAGCTTGAATAACATCTGGATACTCATTATTGATAATGCCACCAACACCGGCTTTAGCTTGTACATCTAACAGCTCAATTTTAAAACGGTGAGCATCGCTTGGTGTCGTGCTGATAGACGAAATAATCAAAGCTTCTAGTTCAGGATCTGAATCAAGATAAAAAGATGGCATACCATAATCTTGCTCAATACGTCTTGCGGCTCTTTCGCCAAAGGTTGCACCTTTTCTTAACTGTGAAATAAAACTTCTATCTTTTTTCGGGATAGATTGACCTTCAAACCATTTCTCTAGGTTTTTCAAACGAATTTCTGACTTGTCCATTTTATTCTCTCCATTGAAGATTTTTGTTTATTTTATTTAGTAACTGCTAAAGAAGAAAGAAAAATATTTACTAAATTTTTGATTTAGTCTAAACTAACGTTATTTATTTTAAACTAAACCAAACTCAAATGAATTTAGCAAAATTTTTAAACAAGAAACCTAGAGGATTTAAGACTGAATTTGCCAGAAAAATTGGCACATCACCGTCTTTCTTGAGGCAGGTTGAAACAGGTTACTCAAAATGCCCTTTGGAATTAGCCAAGAAAATTGAAAAGGAAACTGGCGGAAAAGTGAGAAAACACGATTTGCGTCCAGATGTTTGGGAAAAATAGGCAAATAAAAAACCACCGTAGCAACGGAGTTCGAAAGAAGGTATAGCTAATATGATATTACGGCAATGTTTCAAAAATGCGTTCAAATTCCGAGAGTGTAAACATACTTCGCCATTTGCAATTCGCACATTGAAAAGGGAAGGTTTTAAAGCTTCCACTAGCAACGATAAGACAGTTGGGGCAATAAACCGCTTTGATGTAGCCAGTCTGGGATTTTTTAAACGCCGCACCGTGTTCAAAGACAAATTGTTCCGCTGCGCGATAACTCGCTATTTCTTGCTCAAGTTCGGTGCACTTTGCTTTGCATTCGGTCAATTCTTTTTGGGTCGTTTCGTAGCTATATCTGAGTATTTCGAGCTGATCCTTCAAGAGAGCAATCCGCTCAGCCAAAACGCTGTTAGTTTCCATACCAGAGAGAATATCCAGTGTGGTTTTAACAGAAGTGTAGATAACAGAGATATCCATAATAATGAACTCGATTTTGAGAATAGAACAGTTAGAAATTCTAATCAAAACGGGAATAAAGAGCAATAAAAAACCCGTGCAGTAACACGGGTTCTATACAGGAATGAATCGTTTATGAAAACGACAGAATTATTATCGATTACAGAAAAAAATGCAAGCTTAACGATGAGTAGTCGTGAGATTGCGAAGTTGTGCGAGAAAGAACATCGTAGCGTATTAAGAGACATCGACAATATGCTTTCAGAGCTTGAAATTCAATCTGCACAATTTTGTGCAGATTACATTGACAGCCGAGGACGGTCTTATCGCTGTTTCAATTTGCCAAAAGACTTAACCCTCACACTTATCGCTGGTTACAACGTGAAACTACGTAAACGCATTATCGACCGCTGGCAAGAGTTAGAAGCAAAACAAGCGGTGCAATTACCGCAGACTTTTGCGGAAGCCTTGCGTTTGGCAGCAGATTTGGAAGAGCAAAAACAGGCGTTGTTGCTCGAGAACCAGAAGCAATCAACACAGATTACCTCAATGGAAAGTTATTTCCGCAATGGCATCACTGCACCGCAATTTGCGAAAGGTTTAAATGGCGTGAATTCTCAGAAAATTAACGATCATTTACAGCAGGTGAAATGGCTTTACAAAGATGGCAATAACGATTGGCGGGTGACTTCTTACGCACGTGATCGCTATATGACGGAAGAGCCTGTGCCTATTTCACCACACGGCAAAGAGCCGTTTTTCACTTATCGCCCTGTGTTGCTGCAAAAAGGGGCAGCCAAAATTTATAAGTGGTACACGCAACAGAAATTAACAATGAAATCCAATTGGAACGGTGAATTTACACAAGATAAGGCGGTGGGGCTATGAGTATGTTATTAACCGCTCAGGCAATGAAATTAAAAGTGGGCAATCCTACTCGTAAATTGGTGTTGCTGAAATTAGCGGACAATGCGAATGATAAAGGCGAATGCTTTCCAAGTTATCAGCATATTGCAGATCATTGCGAGGTAAGTCGTCGTTCTGTGATTTCACACATCGATGCACTTATCAAAATGGGATTGGTGGAGAAAAAATCACGCAAAAATCAGGACGGTTCAAGTTCGAATTTGTACATTTTGCACCTTGAAAAGGGTAGTGAAAATATTTCACCCCCTAGTGAACGAATTTCACCCCCTAGTGAAAATGGTTCACTACCCCCTAGTGAAAATATTTCACCCATAACCAATCACTCTATTAACCAGTCAATTAACCAAAATAATATTGTGCGAACGGTGCAAAATTTCGAGGTGCACTTCGAACAATTTTGGCAAGCAGGGATGACGAAGGTGAACAAGCAAAAATCCTTGAAGAGCTTTAAATCTGCCTACGAGAGCTATCACGCTGAATATCCGACCACGTTGGAGGACTTTACGCAGATGCTGATTGACGATATTCGCAAGCGGTTAGCATTGCACCAGTATGGCTTTGACAAGCTGCACCCTACCACGTATCTGAACAACTCGCGTTGGTTGGACGAATACCCAACAGTTGCAACATCGCCACAAAACTCGACCGCTTCTACCAAGCCAAACGCCCACGTTGGCTTTGCAGAGCGAGATTATGGCACGACAGACACGCCTGATTGGGCTAAGGACTTGGTATGAACCCTGAAGAAAAATTCCAAGAGGAACTCAAAAACCTTGAGAGCCATTTGCAAGCAGCATTGCAAGGTTTCAAGCCGTTAGATGGCTGTGTGACATCGGAATCGGTGGCAAGCTGTGAGCATCACGGTAATTATCGCCAATGGGTACGCCGTTTTGATGTGATTGAACGGACGACCAGAACCGACTGCCCGCAATGCCTGCAAGGCGAGATTGCTCGGTTAAAACAGCGTGAAGCGGAGCGGAAAGCACGGATGCAAATGGGCTTGATTGCTGATTTGAAATATCACTCTGGCGTGCCAAAACGTTTTGAGCAAGCGAGCTTTGAGAACTACGAGCAGACGGAGGCGAATGCTAAAGCAAAACGATTCTGCCAAGCCTATGCGAACAAGTGGCTAGAGCGTAAGGCGAAAGGTGGTGGGCTGATTTTGTGCGGTAAACCTGGTACGGGTAAGAACCATTTAGCTTGTGCGATTATCAATCACGTAATCGAGCAATACCAAGACGAAGCCTTGCTTACCACGGCGTTACGCATTGCCCGTAAAGTGAAATCCTCGTGGAACAAAAACGCAGAAGAGAGCGAAGAGCAAGTGATGCGAACCTACATTGCTCCTAATTTGCTGGTAATTGATGAAATTGGGGTGCAGTTTGGGAGCGAAGCGGAAAAAATCATTTTGTTTGAAATTATTAACGAGCGTTACGAAGCGATGAAACCGACGATTTTAATCAGCAACCTATCACAACAAGAACTGGGGGCGTATGTGGGCGAGCGAATTGTTGACCGTATGCGAGAAGGTGGCGGTGCGATGATTGCGTTTGATTGGGAGAGTTACAGAAGATGACCGAGCAACAATTTGACCGCGATACGTGGGAAACGCCTCAATACTTAACCCAGTGGGTGGGTAAACGTTGGCATTGCAGTATGGACGGCTGTGCTACTTTGCAAAATAAAAAATTCGGGCATTGGATTGGTACGAAATCTGGCGAAGATCGGGATTATTTGAACGTTGCAACGGATTTTCTAGCCGATGGTTTGCCAGAGTTTTTAAGTGATTGGGGGAGCGGCTCACATAGCATTTTCGTCAATCCCCCTTACTCCGATGTTACGCCATTTCTGCAGCAGGCAAAACGCTTGCGTGATGCAGGGCATTTAGTGGTGATGTTACTTAACAACGACAAATCTACGCAGTGGTATCAGCAATGCGTTCACGGTGTGGCAAATGAGGTGATTGATCTTGTGGGTGGTCGCATAGCGTTTATTAACCCTGTTACGGGCAAGGAAATCAAGGGAAACAGTAAAGGACAGATGATTGTGGTGTTCGATCCAACAATGGAAGATTTTGTGCAGCGGTCGGTAAGTCTGGATTTTGTGAAGAAGGTAGGTGGTTATGAGTAATAACAGCAACATTGAGCTAGTAAAGCAATTATTACAGAAAGCGGGTGTGGTCATTCACCCAAAATCAGGAGGGGTTATGGTCTATGCCTACCGAAATGGCAAGCAGTATGAAAGTTTTGTTTGCAGTTGGCTGGGTTCTAATCTGACGGTGTCGATTTCAATCGAGGGTAAGGCTGATTTGGAACAAAGTAGCAAGATTGCAAAATCGATTTTCGGAAAGCAATTTGCGGTAAGTCATTTAGCAGATTGTCCATTTGATGGGCAACAGGCGAATTATTTTAGTTGTGAGTTTTCACATTGAGGTGGCTATGAAAAAGTTTAAAGCGGTTTGGAAATACGTGGTTGGAATGATGATTTTCCTCCCACTATGGTTTGTATTACTGGCTGTGAGTTTTTTAGCGTCCGTTTCACTCTTTATTTTTTCTCTGGAATGGCAATTGAAGAGCGTTATGCGTGATTTTGGATTGCATTTTAATCCCTTTCCTAATTATTCGAAGATGGAAAAGACCTTGCGAAAACAAGTAGTAGAGGCGTGGAACGTGGAAGCCAAAACTAAACGAAAACGGTGATCCACGCGGTGAAATGTGAAGACGGTGTAGTGTTTGCAGAGTGGGGTGTATGCTTAGATTCTTAAAGAAATTGAAATGCACTTATCGAAACGGAAAGAGAGATGCGAAAAGTCGTTGTGGGAGTTTGGGTAAATGGCAAGCAAAGTTAAACACAAAACTGAAATCCTTGCGGTGAAATATCCTAACGGTGCAGTGGTAGCTGAAACGGAATACGACCGCAATTTGTTGAAAAATTTACCGGTTGGCTGTGCGGTAAAGATTATGCCGATGGGCAATAACCGCAACTATCAGCACCACAAAAAGTTCTTTGCTCTGCTAGACACGGGCTTTGAATATTGGCAGCCGAAATTTCAAGTAATGTCGGATATGGAGGTGTGGATTTGCGATGAGGTGTATAAGGGCGTAAGTAAAATTATGCCCACCGATACGCTTAGAACCTGGTTACGGGATTTTCTGGATAGTTTGGCGGAACGTATTACCAAGCATCGCCGTGAAAAACTCGATTACGAGGGGATGAAAACGCTTGAGGCATATTTAAACCACGTTATGAAGCAAGCGGGCTTTTACGACATCAAGCCGAGTGCAGATGGTGGTACGCTGAAAGAGCGTTGGTCGATTTCGTTTGATAATTGTCCGCAGGAAAAATTCAACGAGATTTACAAAGGCGTATTTGGTGTGATTTGGAATGAAACGCTTTGCAACGTCTACCAAGACGAATGGGCGTTGGAGAATAAAATTAGTCAGTTGATGGGGTTTTAGATGGATTTTTTCTGGATTGGTTTAGGTATGTGTTTGATTTTTATTGGTGCTGGCGTGAGTACGCTTCTTTTTGCTTATGCGTTGGAGGTGTTAAGTGGTAAGAAATAAACCACCCAAACAGCATAAATGCAAAGAATGTGGCGAATACTATACAAAATTCCGCTCCACACAGCAGGTTTGCTCCGTAAAGTGTGCAATGGCGATGGGTAAGCGGAAAGCAGAAGAAAAACGCAAAAAACTAGAAAAAGCTGACCGCTTGGAAGCTAGCCGTCGTATGCGTGAGCGGAAAGAGAAACTAAAAAGCCGTCCCGATTGGCTGAAGGAAGCTCAAAAGGCGTTTAATGAGTTTATTCGGCTACGGGATAAAGATTTGCCGTGTATTTCATGTGGTCGCTATCACAAAGGGCAATATCACGCAGGGCATTATCGCAGCGTGGGGGCTTGCCCTGAATTGCGGTTTAATGAGGATAACGTCCACAAGCAATGCTCTGCTTGCAATAATCATTTGAGCGGTAACATTTTGGAATATCGGTTAGGGCTGATTGAGAAAATCGGGCTGGAACGGGTGGAATTTTTAGAGCGGCAAGACCACCCACCGCTGAAGTTGTCTGTTGAAGAAATCAAGGATTTAATCAAGGTGTATAAGGCGAAGTGTAAGGAGTTGAAACATGGCGGATAAATTACTTGATGAGCATAAGCAGGCGTGGATTGAAGCTCGGTTGAGTGAGTGGGGGGCGTGGGTTTATAGTGGTTTAGATTTTGAGTGCCGTACAAATATGATTGCGAGATTGATGCTGTCGGTCGATCCAAATCAGGTTAAAGAGCCTGTGCGTGAGCAGTGCAACGATGAGCTGGGTATGGTAATTAGTTCGGTGGTGGGCTATTGCATTAAGAAGCCTTGTCCGCAGGATTATAAATATCTGGAAGCAAAATATGTGTTTGGTCGTTCTGTGTATGCGATTGCGAAGTATCAGCACGCGAAAGACCCCTCAATAAAATTTGCCACTTGGAAATTAAGAGTGAGAGAAAGTATTAAAGCTTCAGAGTGGGTTGTCGCTAAATTTCTCGATCTTGCTATTAAAAATCATAAAAATTCCCCTAAGTTACGTAAATTTGCATATTCTTGAAAAATAGTACTTGCTTTTCCTACCTAAATAACCTATTATATCTGCAATGGTGGTCATCGTATAAGTGATGTTCACCGAATGAATTTTACAGTCCTGATTGGTTTTCCAGTCGGGGCTTTTTTATTGGTGGAATATGAACATTACATTAGGTGATACGATTAAGATTGATGGTGAGGAAGTGCCAGAGTATTTGCTCAAGGCACTTTATGAATGTTTGAAAAACAAATATGCATTTTTAGCTAACAATTCTATTTGCTCTGGTGTTATTCAAGCTGAGAGACTGTCAGTAAATGGTTTGAAAATCCCATTAGACGCGATTACTTATCCTTGGAATAAATAGGTTCATACTGTTCAGCATTTTCATTGTAATTAATGCCCTCATACATCCACGCCACCACCTTTTTAACTAAGGTCTCATCGCTGATATTCATATAAGTATGTACCAATTCTTCTAGGAAAGTCGCAATTTGTATTTCACGAGGGTATAAATTGGCTTTGGCGAGATCGTAAAATATGCAGCCGTTATAGTAAATGTGGACTGCTTCTGGGTGGATTTGATATTGGAGAGTTAAGTAATCTGAGGAAACGATACCGTTACTCTTTGATGGTGTGAAGAATATATCAACCTTTTTGTTAATTTGTGCGTGCTTGCATAAGATATTAACGGCATCAGTAAAGTTTTTGAAAAGAGGATATATGTCTTGGGTGATGTCTAAAATAACGATGTTGAAATAATGTCGATATTGTTCAGGAATGTTATTTAGAATTTGCTGACGAGATATTCTTGTTTTATTCATTTTAAACCTCTGTTAAGTTTGGTGTGGTAACCTAGATCTTAACAGAACTTAACGCCCACTGTAACAGGTGGGCTTTTTTATTGCCTCGAAAAAACGGGGTGGAGTATGAAAAAAATGCCAGAGAAAAATCCAGACCTCTGGACTGTTGTAGTCGCCTACTTCGTTCAGCATAGTAGCTTTGTGTGCGGAGTGTTAGTGGCTTTTTTTGCATCCCTATCGAAATCATTTCTTTACGGTAAAAAAGACACAGCCAGAAGAGTTATTGTAGAAGCCTTTTTATGTAGCTTGATTGCAGGTTCAATCCGCCCTGTTCTTACGCATTTCGGGTTGGATATTGATTTAATCACGCCGATCGGCGCTGCACTTGGCTTATTGGGTACAAGCGCAATTCGCCAGTTGATTTTGCGCTTTTTAAAAAACAAAGCAGGAGTGACAGAAGATGAAAACTAGTGAGAAAGGTTTGCAGTTTATCCGCCGTGAAGAAGGGGAACGCCTAACAGCGTATGCGGACATTATTGGTGTTTGGACGATTGGAGTCGGTCATACTGGTGCAGTTGATGGTAAGCCTGTTGCAAAAGGTATGGTTATTTCGGCTGATAAATCTCGAGAATTATTGAGTGCAGATTTGTTAAAGTTTGAATCAGCAATTACCCGCCTTGTAAAAGTGCCACTCAAACAATATGAGTTCGATGCTTTAGTTAGCTTAGTCTTTAACATCGGCGAGACAAACTTTGCGCGTTCAACGCTACTCAAAAAGCTCAATACAAATGACTTTAAAGGCGCAGCGGAGCAATTTTTAGCTTGGAAAAACGCAGGTGGCCGTCCAGTACAAGGGTTGCTAAATCGCCGTAAACGCGAAAAGGATATGTTCAATGGGCTTGCGTAGTGCTTTAATTGTTAGTGGTGTAGTAGTCGTTATTGGCGTTTCATCGGCTTTTATCCATCAGCGAAGTGTGATGAATCGGCTAATAAAAGAGAACGCCGAGCAGAAAATGTTGATCGCAGAACAGCAGTTAGCTAATCAGCAGTTAAACACTCAACTTGAGCAAGAACGGCAAGCGGTTGAAATTCACCAGCGAATTGTAAATGAGCTGCGCCAAAAAGTGGAGACGAAGCGTGAAAGCATTAAAAAAATACTGGTTAAAGAGCCTTGCGCTAACACCGATATGCCTAATAGCGTTATTGAGCAGCTGCAGCAGTCCACGCATTAAGACCGTTTACCTTACGCCACCGCAAGCTTATCTCACGCCTTGCCCGCAAACAATGTTTACAGGCGAGACTTACGGAGATGCAATAGATTACCTAGTTGTAGTAATGAGCGAGCGGGATTTGTGTGCTAAGCAGGTTGATGGCATTCGCAAATGGGTTGAGATTAGCCACAATAATTTAAAATAATTTCAGTTTGTCTAACATCTTTAAATTGGTAGAGACCAAGCCTTCTCGGTAGTTTTGTTAGGACTAAATAACCCGATCAGAAATGGTCGGGTTTTTTATTATCTAAAATTCAGCAGAAGGAAAAAATATGCAATTAGCTAATCCAGAAAACTTTAAGCGATTTGTACAAAATAAAGATGCAAAAACGATTACCACATCAGAAATGGTAGCAAAAGTTTTTGGTAAATATCATCATCACGTTATGCGTGATATTCGTGAAATTTTAGAGGCAGGAGATGATGAATTTAACCGAACCAATTTTGGTTTGGTTGAATATATCGACAAAAAAGGCGAAAAACGTCCAATGTTCGAGATGACAAAAGACGGTTTTATGTTGCTAGTTATGGGATATAAGACCAAAAAAGCAATGGCAATTAAAATTGCATACATCAAAGCCTTTAATTTTATGCAAGAGCAGTTAGTTCAAAGCGGAATGACACTCCTTGAACAATATTACCAAGTGCTTGGCGAATATCAGTCAGATAAACGTTTTGCGAGTTTATGCGGTGCTGGCTTAAGTCAATGGAAAGGTAAAAAGCCATTGCTTGAAGGAACGCTAAGCGTTTTTGAAGATAAACTGCAGATTGAACTGCCGATTAAGTAAGGATTTTCTATGTCAGACGTGAAAGGAAAATCCACGTCTGGTCGTGGATTAACGCCTAAACAAGAAAAATTTTGTCAGCTTTATATTGAGCTGGGGAATGCGAGTGAAGCATATCGGCAAGCGTATGATTGCTTAAAAATGCAAACGAGCACCATCAATACAAAAGCAAAAGAATTATTAAAGAACGGTCCGATCACGGTCCGTATTGAAGAACTGCAACAAGAGCACAGACAACGCCATAATCTTACCATAGATAACATCATTGCTGACTTGCAAGAGTATCGTGATATTTGTATGGGAAGAAAGCCGCTTACCATTACCACCGTGGTAAAAAACGCTCAAGAAGGAACGGCTCAAAGCGTTAATACCGAATGTTTCGTTTTTGAACCGACAGGTGCAAACAAAGCCCTTGAGTTACTCGGTAAGCATCTTGGTATGTTTAAAGATAGAGTCGATGTGACCTCAGGCGGTAATGTGTTACCTGCAGTCATCAACATTAGTTTTAGCGATGAACCAGAAGAACATTAAATTTCCCCCGAAATTCCGACCGCTCTTTGAATCTATTTGGCGTTTTATTATCTTCTATGGCGGACGTGGTTCTGGGAAAAGTTTCAGCATTGCCCGTGCGTTAGTGTTACGTGCTTATACTCAACCGATTCGGGTGTTGTGTTGTCGTGAAATTCAGAAATCGATTTCTGATTCTGTGATTCAGATGTTGGCAGATCAGATTGAAATGCTTGGCTTGCAAGCCTTTTTTGATGTACAGAAAACGCAAATTATCGGGCAGAACGGTTCTCGTTTTACGTTTGCTGGGCTGAAAACCAACATCACTTCAATCAAGTCAATGACGGGTATTGATGTGGTTTGGGTGGAAGAAGGCGAGAATGTTTCAAAAGAAAGCTGGGATGTGTTGATTCCGACCATTCGTGAAGATGGATCGCAGATTATTGTGAGTTTCAACCCGAAAAACATTCTGGACGATACTTATCAACGCTTTGTGATTCATCCACCTGAACGGTGTAAATCGGTCTTAGTGAATTGGCAAGATAACCCCTATTTTCCCAAAGAGCTATTAGAAGATTTGGAGCAAATGCGTGAGCGTGATTATGAGCTTTATCGTCACGTTTATGAGGGCGAACCTGTCGCTGATTCTGATTTGGCGATTATTAAGCCTGTTTGGATTGAATGTGCTGTTGATGCTCACAAACGTTTGAACTTTACCGCAAGCGGTCGAAAAATTGTGGGCTTTGACGTTGCCGATGATGGGGCTGATGCGAATGCTATCTGTTTTGCACACGGTTCTGTGGTGCTTGGTTTAGAAGAGTGGCGGGGCGAAGATGTGATTAAATCAGCATTACGCACCCATTCAAAAGCAGTGGAATGGCAAGCAGATGAAATTGTTTTCGACTCTATCGGTGTTGGTGCGGGTGTGAAAGCAAAATACCGAGAAATTGAGACGAATCAGATCAACTGTATCGGCTTTAATGCGGGTGCTGCGGTGTTTAATCCTGATTCCTTTTACACACAAGGCAAGAAAAACGGTGATATGTTCGCCAATATTAAAGCACAAGCGTGGTGGCAATTACGAGATCGTTTTTATAAGACCTATCGTGCGATCAAATACGGCGATGTTTATCCCGTTGATGAAATGATTTCACTCAGTAGCGATATACCTGATTTGGACTATTTAAAAGCAGAACTCTCTCGCCCTCGCGTAGATTACGATAATAACGGCAAAGTACGGGTAGAAAGTAAGAAAGATATGCGTAAGCGTGGAATTCCCTCGCCGAATAAAGCGGATGCACTCGTGATGTGCTTTGCCCCAATTAGACGCGATGTGCTCAAACAAACCGCCCTCAAACTCTATTAAGGATTCACTATGTCAGTTCATCTTCCCACCGCTGAAATGGTGGAGTTAACCAAGAAAACCAAAATCATTGATGATTTACTCGGTGGCACGGCAACAATGCGAAAAGCCGCACAAGCCTACCTTTTTCAAATGGAAATGGAAGAGCCCGATAGTTACCGCAAACGCCTTGAGCGTTCAACCCTTTATCCTGCCTTGTCGGAAACCCTTTCGCAAATGACAGGTCGTGTATTCTTCAACCCGATTGATGTTGCCGATGTGACAGAAACAGTGCGAGCCCTTTTTGATGATGTGGATTTAGTAGGCAATAACCTTGATGTGTTTGCCTCCCGCTGGTTTTATTCCGCCTTGGCATATGGTTGCTCTTTTGCTTTGATTGATTTCACGCGTGTTGAAGCGGTGAAAAGCCGTGCGGAAGAGAAAGCCTTAAATGCCCGTCCTTATTGGGTGCATATTAAACCGCATCAAGTACTGGGAATGAAAACCGCACGAGTAAATGGTAAACAAGCAATTACTCAATTTCGCTATGTTGTCAATGAACAGGTTGAGGATGGCGAATTTGGTGTAAAAACCGTGAAATACGTTTATGTGTATGAAATCGGCAAAGTGCGGAAATTTAGCGAAGCAGAGGGTGAATTTCGTTTTGAATCGGAATTGCAACTGACGGCACAAAATCGACCGCTTGATTTTGTGCCTGTCGTGCCATTTATCACCAAGCGTAACGAACTCACTAATGCCATTGAGCCGCCTTTAATGGAGTTGGCGTATTTGAATGTAAAACACTGGCAAAGCCAATCAGATCAGGACAACATTACTAACATTGCTCGCGTACCGTTGTTAGCGATTTATTCCAATGATGAAGTGAAACAGCTTGCTATTGGTGGCAGTGCGGTTCATCTTCCAACGGGTAGCTCAATGCAATTTGTTGAACATTCAGGACAAGCCATTGCTTCAGGTGTGGAAAGCCTCAAAGACTTAGAAGAGCAAATGAAAACCGCAGGGGCGAAGTTGCTTACCAAAACCGCCTTAGCAATGACTGACAGCCAAGCCCGCGATGAAGCAGGCAAAGAAATTTCCCAATTGCGATTGCTTGCTAATCGTTTTGAAGATGCGATTGATTTAGCCTTGGAATATACAGGGCATTGGCTTGGCATTGCCAAAGAGCACGTGGGTAACGTGCAGATTTCGGGCAACATTGAAAACGACCTTGACCCTTCTGCTTCAATGGCAAGCGTGATTCAGTTGCGTAATGCAGGCGTGATTTCGAATCAATCCACCTTTGACGAAGCCAAACGCCGCGGCTTATTGGCAGACGGCTTAGAATGGGACACAGAGCAAGAACGCCTGCAATCGGAGGGAATGCATTTTGACCTCGAAGAAACATCAGAAAAAAACGCTTAGACAACGTATTGCCCATGCTTTAACTGACCGCAAAATCTTGTATTTTCGCTATGATGCTCACTTGCGACAACAGGTGTACAAGCGGTTAAATGCACTGCAAAAATTGCTGATTAACCGCATCAGTGCTATCGGTGTTGAAGCTTTGCCCGCGAAAAAACTGGATAAACTGCTCACCGAACTGCAAACAGAGATTGCAAAAACTTACCAAGAAACGACCGCTTACACGCAAGACGAGTTAAGCGGTTTTTTATCGCTTGAAGCAGCCAAAATCAGCCAGCTTTATAACGATGAAATCGGCTTTGATTTGTTTAATGATGTACCAAAAGAACGGATTAAAGCGATTAAAAACGTTGCTGTGATTGAAGGGCAACCGTTAGAAGCATGGTGGAATAAACAGCGTGCCGATTTAGCCTTTAAATTTGAGGGGATTATCCGCTCTGGTGTAGCAGAAGGCAAACAAAACGGACAACTTGCCACTGAAGTGCGTGAGTTAATGAGCGTTAGCCGTCGTACCGCAGATACTTTAGTCATTACCTCTGTGGCAAAAGTGGCTGACACTGCCCACGAAGCCTTGCGTGATGCCAATCTTGATATTCTGCAAGGCGAAGAGCATCTTTCTACCCTTGATATGCGAACTTCTACCGTTTGCCAAGTGCGTGATGGCAAGCAATGGGATTTAGGCAAAAAGCCAATCGGACATAACATTCCCTACAAGCGCCCACCGTTGCACCCACGTTGTCGTAGCATTCTTCAGCTTGTGACCAAAAGCTGGGAAGAATTAGGCGTGCAAGGTATGCAAGAAATGCCCACCAGCACCCGTGCCTCAATGGACGGTCCAGTTGATGAGCGGGTTAACTATGAGAGTTGGCTCAACAGTAAAACAGCTGAAGAGAAAGAGCAGATTCTGGGTAAAGGTAAAGCCGATTTATGGCAACGTGGTGTAATTACTTTCTCGGATATGTTAGACCAATCTGGCAGGGCGTTGACGTTGAGGGATTTACAAAAATCCTATACGCAATCTTGGATAGCGGAAGATATTTATCAACGTATTTCAGAAGAAGTAAAAAACAGTCTTAAAATTCAGGCATTTAAAGCCGCTTATAACATTACTCATCACGAGCTTGTTGCAATGAAAGCCTACACGAGCGAGCTTTATTGGGATTTAAATTACAATATGCGTAATGATAATCTTACACTAACCGATAAGCGGTTTATTGCTGTGGTAAATCAAGGGTTGGACAAAGTGCCTGCTTATAACGGTATGACTTATCGCGATACGACTTTGCCAGATGAGGTATTAGAAAAATATCAGATAGGTAAAATAGTCACAGAAAAAGCTTTTACGAGTTCAAGCATTGATAATAGTTTATCAACTTTTAAAGGTAATGTTCGATTTATTATTCAAAGTAAGAATGGTAAAATAATCGAAGATATTAGTGATTATCCTGATGAACGAGAAGTTTTATTTAAAGATAGAACTAAGTTCTTTATAAAAGATCGCTATATGAATGGTAATGTTACCGTAATTGAAGCGAGGGAATTATAAATGTCAGTGCTTGATTTACCTTTAGAGGAGCAAAAACGGATTGCGAAAGAGGTTTTTCAAATGCCTTTTGAAGAATGGGTGGAAGATATGAAAACTTCTTTGAAAGAGGCAAAAGAATTTCAAAAGAAACTTGAAAATTACAAACCGACCGAAGAAGAAAAGGCTCGTAAAATAAAAGCACTTCGAGAAAATCCCAATGCTATTCATTTCTACCGTAGAGTAACTGATAATTACAATTTAACGGTGGAAGAAGCGATTGAAGCCATTAGACGTAGTTAATAAAACATTATATTGAACCGCTTACAGCAATGTAGGCGGTTTTTTTATATCTAAATAATGGAAAAATGATGAACTTACAAAAAATTGAAAACTTTAACCAATTTGTCCAAGTTAAAGGCAACAAAATTATTACTGATATTTTAACCATTGCACGCGTGTTTGGTAAACGTCATACGGAAGTATTGCGTGCGATCAGAAACTTGCATTTACCCAATGAATTTAGCCAACGCAATTTTGCGTCGGCTAATTATTTTGATAAACAAGGTAAATCTCGTTTAATGTACGAAGTCACGAAAAACGGCTTTATGTTCCTTGTAATGGGCTTTAACGGGCAAAAAGCGGATGCGTTGAAAGTGGCATTTATTGAAGCCTTTGACTACCTCATTACTCAAGCCAATAAATCAAGCTATCAACTTTTGGAAGAATATCAGCAACTTTGCCTGAATAAAAGAATGGAAGAAGAATTTGCAAGCTATTGCGGAAAAGGCTTAAATCGCTGGAAAGGGAAAAAGCCGAATTTGCAGCATAAAATACAATCTTTGGAAGATAAAATCCAAATTAACTTGAATCTAATGATTGATGAAAATTTGTTAACGAATAAATAAACCCTGAACATTATAGCATTCAGGGTTTTTTATTACCCCCAAATTCACCGCGCTTAATGCGGTTTTTTTACGCCTTGGAAAAGGTACAACCTTAACTAACTGGAAGGAAATCCAATATGAAATTAAAACTTGATGAAAATGGGCACGTGGTTGTTGAAAACGGGATGCCTGTGTATGTTCACGAAGACGGGAAGGAAATTCCGTTTGATGCCACAAAAGCCACAGCCAAAATCGCAGAGCTTAACAGTGAGGCGAAAAAACACCGTGAAGCCAAAGAGCAGGCGGAAGCAAAACTTTTGGCATTTTCGGGGATTGACGATCCGAAAGCAGCAATCAAAGCCTTGGAAACGGTGAAAAATCTCGATGATAAGAAGTTGATTGATGCGGGCGAAGTGGAAAAGGTGAAAGCAGAAATGCGTAAAACCTTTGATGAACAACTGGCAGAATCCAAATCTCAAGCTGAAAAACTGCAATCGCAATTGCACGCAGAACTAATTGGTGGTTCGTTTGCTCGTTCTAAATATGCTGCAGAACATTTAAATTTACCTTCTGATGTGGTGCAAGCCTTCTTCGGTAAGCATTTCAGTATTTCAGATGAAGGTAAAGTGGTGGCGAAGTTCGCCGATGGCAATGAAATTTACAGCCGTTCACGCCCAGGTGAAAAAGCTGATTTTGAGGAAGCATTAGAGGCGTTAGTCGGGGCGTATCCAAATAAAGATGCGATTTTAAAACCATCAGGCACATCAGGTTCAGGTGCAGGCACAGGAACAGGCGGTGGTAATGCCCCGAAATCCCTTGCCGAATGCAAAACTGACGCAGAAAAAATTGCGTATATGCAACAACATTCATAATCGGGTGCAAGAGATTGCACCTTTTTTATTTACGGTGCAATCGCACCATAACATAGGAGCTTATTATGGCTTTTGACTTACAAGTCTTCAACAAACAAACGCATTTAGCGTTAACTGAAACTGTCGATCAAGATATTGAAAAATTCAATCAAGCCTCAGGTGGCGTGATTACCTTGCAAAACGCCCCAACGCAAGGTGATTTTGATATTCGTGCGAGCTTTAAAGCGATTCAAGGCTTAGTGCGTCGTCGTAATGCTTATGGCAGTGGTACAGTGCAAGCGAAACGCTTAGAGCAATTACTCAATGTAGCCGTAAAAGTGGCTGCAGGCACGCACCCGATTGAGTACGAGCCGCAACAATATCGTTGGGTATTACAAAACCCTGAGCTTGCGGCGGTAGAAATCGGGCAACAACTTGCCAAAGCCCGTTTAGCGGATATGTTAAACACCGCAATTTTAGGGGCAGTTGCCGCAATTGGTGGACAAACTACAGCCGTGTTAGACGACAAGAAAAACGCTCCGAATTTCCGTACGCTCAACAAAGCGGCAGCATTATTTGGCGACCGCTCTAGTGCATTAAAAGCGTGGATTGTGCATTCAACCACCTTACACACCTTGTACGACAACGCCTTAACCAACGCAGAACGTTTGTTTACTTACGACAACGTGAGTGTGATGCGTGATCCCTTTGGTCGCTTGTTTGTGGTTACAGACAGCCCTGCATTAGTGGATAGCACTGGTGCGGCTTATAACACGCTTGGCTTACAAGAAAATGCGGTGATGGTGAGCGGTAACAACGACTTCAACAGCGAAATGCAGCCAAAATTAGGCGGTGAAAATATCGCAGCGGTTTATCAAGCAGAATGGACTTATAACTTAGGTATTCTCGGTTATGAGTGGGATATGACTGCAGGCGGTAAATCTCCTGATGATACTAAATTAGGGGCTTCAGCCAACTGGCGTAAAACGGCTACCTCATTGAAAGATACTGCAGGCGTGTTGGTGAAAACCAAGTAGTCATGACAAAAGTGAAACCCCAAGTAACGCGAATTACTTGGGGCTTCTTTCATTCCAACTTCCAACACAAGAAGGAATAAATCGTGGATCATTTTACATTTATTTTGAATCTAATTAAAGAGGTAGTGATGGAAAGTCAAAAACTTTCGCCGATACGATTCTGGGCGTTATGGCTCTTGCCTGTAGTGCTTGTGATTGCTTGGAAATTACCTGATATTCTTTCAGTATTGTTACATTAAGGAGCAAAAATGACCGCTTATCTTTCCGTAGAAGAAGCCAATGCGTATCACAATTTACGAATGAGCAAAGAGGCGTGGGCAGAGTTAGACGAAGAGGAAAAGGCTCGTCGCTTGGTGAGTGCGTCAGATTTCTTAGATGTGAATTACCGCTTTATGGGCGAAAAAGCCGACCCAATGCAGCTACGCCAATTTCCGCGTAAAGGATTTGAATCGTTAAAAATCCCTACTGCAATTATCTATGCTGTGTGTGAACTGGCATTACAAGAAAATCTCAACCAAAACGCAGAGCAGAAGATGACCAGCGTGAAAGTCGGCAGTTTATCGGTCAATTATGATCACCGTTCAACGATTGCCGATAGCAGTAACCGCTTTGATTATGTTAGGCAACTGTTAGTCGCTTGGTTAGATCGCAGTAGCTTTGGCGTGGTGAAATTGGAGCGTGGCTAATGCAACTTTATCAAAACTTACAGCAGGTCTCGACCAAGCTTATTCGCCAGTTTGGCAGCCCTTGTGTGATTTCACAAGTGAAAACGGGCAAATATAACCCCGAAACGGGCGAGGTCAGCCAATCAAAACGCCGTGTATCGGCATCCTGTTTATTTGATACGCTTGCCTACGATTTTAGCCGTCAGACCACTCATGCCGATGTTCAAGTGGGCGATGTGTTGATGTTACTCACTGAAAAAGCTGATGTGAACGACATTGTGTCTGTCAATGGCGAAAAGTGGCAAGTGATTCGGGTGCAGCCGATTCGTCCTGCACAACAAGCGATTTATTATCAAGCACAAGGAAGACGTTATGGGTAGATTTAGTGCCACCATTGATGGCTTTGTGGATTCCGCATTATTGGCTCAAACACAAGGCTTTCGCAAAATTGCGTTAGATATCCTCAACAAGGTACAGAAGAAAACACCTGTTGATAGTGGCGCGTTGCGACGTTCATGGACGGTTGCCTTGAATGCTGTACCGAGCAATTACGATGGCAGTCAAATTGCCATTGCTCAGGCTCGGTTGTCCGATACGATAGTGATTGCGACGGACAAACCTTACGCCCCTATGCTAGAGTATGGGTTATATCCTAGCCCTTCCAAAACAGGGAAGACACAACGCGGTTATTCTGTGCAAGCCCCTCAAGGGATGATTCGCATTTCTGTGGATGAAATCAATGCGTATTATGCTCAACATTCAACGCTGTGAGGCAGGCAATGAAACCGCAAATTCGACGCATTTTAGAAAGTCATTTAGCAAAATTGGATTCTTTTCCGACCGCTTGGGAAGGGGTGAAAACAGAGCCTAAACTGCCTTATCAAGCGGTCTATTTATCGGTCAATACAGCAAATACCAGTACGATTTCCGATAAACCGCTTGCGACAGAAACGGGCTTTTTACAGCTCACCTTATTTTTTGACAACGGGCAAGGCACAAAAGCGATTGAGCAGAGAGCGAGTCAGTTACGCCAACATTTCTACGGCTTGAGTGTGGTTGAATCCCACATTCAGCTGATTATTCATCACCCACCGCAAATCGGTGGGCTTTTTTTATCAGGTAATAGCCTTGCGTTGCCGATCACAATTTCTTTCACCGCCTATGAATTAGGAGCATAATTTGATGCAAGTCTTAATCTTTCTATTGTATAATTTTAGAAAAATTGGAGGCCAAAATGAAAAAAACTCTTAAAATTCTATTTGTGATTTTTTTTGTTTTTCCTTTTGTAATAGGTGTAATTAAAAGCCTAACGAGTTCTAATGGCGAAGGGAAATCCCAAAATCAAAACAAGGATGAAACAGAAAGAACACTTTCCCAAAGCGATTTTGAAAAGGTGTATTTACCTATGACGAAAAAGGCTTATCCTAAAGCTCATAAAAAATGGGGGGATGATGGTTTTCATAAAATCAACGCCTTAGCGTATGATGCTGCGAAACTTGCTTATCAATCTAAGCGATGTGATGAGATTATAGATGTTAGTTTATCTGATAACCAAAGCGAGCCGAAATCTAGAATTGTATTTTTTGTAGATTGTAAAAATAAGGAACGCTTTTATATTAGCGAGAATGATATAAAATCAAAATTAACTGTACAATCTGTTAAGGAAAAGTTTGGGAAAATTGGTCAATATGAATATTATCGTTATTGCTTAGATATGGTTAAAAAAAGAGCCAATTTCCCTGCAACTGTCGATTCAAGTATTTTTAATAAAATAGTTCGCCCTAGTGTTACTGGGGATATTGTTGTTCAATTAGAATTTTCGGCAAAAAATGCATTTGGCGTAGAAGGCAAATATAATGCAGAATGTAGCTTTTATGAGCATAATCGAACAGCAGATATAAAGATTACAGAAATAAAATAAAAATTTTAAAAGTAACCGCTTGTAAGAATTTGGCTTACAAGCGGTTTTTTATTGCCAAAATTTTCATTATGGAGGAATTGTATGGCAAATTCACAAGGGACACAGCGTTCGGTGGCACTGTCTAAAGAAACCACTTTCGGCACGAAACCTGCCAAAAACATGGCGAAATTATTGCCTCGTATTGAAACTTCACTTAACGTTAATTTTGAGTCATTCCAGTCTGAAGAAATTCGTACAGACATGCAACGTGCGGCTTCGATTGTCGGGTTTGAAAAAGTCGAAGGCGATGTAAAAGGTGAACTTGCCGCAGGTCAATGGGCGTGGGCATTTGCCGCTGCTTTACGGGGTGCTTTTGGTGCTGAAGCGAAACCGCCGATTATCAAGAAAACCGCAAACGGGCAAGGTGAGAAAAATGGCAAGATTTTAGTTATACCACAAACTGCACATTCGACGGATAGCTTCACGATTGAAGACTGGTTTAAAGATATTGGCTTATCTCGCCAGTATCTCGGTTGCCGTGTATCAAAATTATCACTGGAAGTGGAGCCGAATGGCATTGCCTCTGTTACCGTCACCTTTTTAGGGCAACGTGGGGAAGAGCAAACAGCCCAATACTTTACCAATCCGCCTGATATTGCACAATCGGGCAAACTAGCGGGCGTGAAAGGGTCATTGCAAGTCAATAAGCAACAAATGGCACTGATTACCTCATTTAAGCTCGATATTGATTTGAATGCATCCAGTGAAGCCGTGCTAGGGGCGACTTATGCCCCCGATGTGTTCATTGGCACCGTTGCCGTCAGTGGTTCGTTTACGATGTATCTGCAAAATAAAGCTATGATTGATGCGGTACGTCTTGGCACAAATCTTTCACTAGCCTTGCGAATGGATGCCGAAACAAGCAACGACAGCGATTATATGGCAATCATCTTACCAGCAATTAAGGTAACGTCCTCTGAAATCGATGACGGGGCGAAAAACTTAATGCAAACCCTTAATTTTGATGCCTTCCCAGGTGTGTGGGATGCAGCCAGCACGATTGACGACAGCTTAAAAGTGGCGACCACGATGATTGTACAAGATACGTTGGCTTAATACCTTTACAAGCGGTCAATATTGACCGTTTTTTTTTGCAACATAAGGAAATTTTATGGACTTAAAAAATTTATCAAAATCAGCTTTAGCAGAAACGTTCACCTTTAACTTACTTCATCCTGAAACGAGTGATGAATTGGGGGTGAAAATCAGTGTGGTGTCGGCAAAATCAGACAAGGCATTTGCTTACTTGCAGAAAAAACTGAAAAAAGAGCAATTGCGTGAAATTGAAAATGCCAAAAGTCGTAAGCCTCAATTAAAAGGTTTAGATGAATTACGCACAGAAACCTTAGAGCTTGCCTTAAGCCGCTTAGAGAATTGGGACGGTTTAGAATGGGAAGGTAAACCACTTGCCTTTAGCGAAGAAAATGCCCGTATGGTATTGAGTGAATGCGATTGGATGATTGATCAAATCCTGGAATATTCCAACGATTTGGGAAAGTTCTTGACGGCTTAATTGACGACTTGCTGCGTTACGCCCAAAAAGAGTTTGAGCTGGATAAACACCCCAAAGAGAGTAAAGCGACCTTGCGGGCACATTTACTCTCGCTGTATGAGCAGACAGGCGAAATGCCCGTCGAGCTTGAAAATGAGCCACCGAATGATGCGGTGGCTTATTTATTGGGTTATTTCCAACAACTTTCCACGGCAAGGCAGTGCGGAATGAGCTTGAACCCGCTTACTTTTACGGAAATGGAGGCGTGGGGCAGGCTCTATAAAATGAAGCTCGACAGTTGGGAAATTGATGTGATTAAACAATTGGATTTAATTTATCTCAACACGCAAATGGAGCATTGATGGAAACCTTAAATTTTAGTCCTGATTATCAAGCGAGCAAAAAGCAAAGCCCGAAATTGAGTGAGGTTGATTTTGGCGATGGCTATACCCAATCTCGCCCGCAAGGGTTGAACCATAATCGAGCGACCTTTAATCTGACTTTTAGTGGTAATCCTGCTCATATTCGGCAGATTGATGATTTCCTCACAAGACACGGTGGCTATCAAGCCTTTCTCTGGACGCCACCTTTTGGTCAACAGGGGAAATATAAATGTAAAGAGCATCAAATTACCTACCAACAAAGCTATTGGCAACTGACTGGCGAGTTTGAGGAGGTCGTTTCATGACCGCAAATATCACCCCCAAATTCCAGCTCGAACTGGCAAAACTGGAACAAACAGCGTTGCTTGACTTATTCGAAGTCGATATGCAACAGCTTACGGGCAAAGACGGCAATCGTGGCGAGCTGTTCCGTTTTTATGCGGGTACAAATGAACTCACTCAGCCGATTATTTGGCAAGGTAACCGCTACACACCCTTTGGGGTAAAGGCTGAAGGCTTTGAAATGTCAGGGCAGGGGGCGAGCAATCGACCAACGCTCACAGTAGTCAATTTTGATGGCTTTGTGACCACCCTCTCGAACAACTTCGAGCAATGCTTAGGTGCGATTGTACGCAGACGGCAAGTGTATGCCCAGTTTTTAGATGCAGCGAACTTTAAAGAGGGCAACCGCAATGCCGATCCACAGCAAGAGCGAGTGAGTTATTACCTGATTGAGCAATTAACCACGCTCACGCAAGATATTGCTACCTTTACGCTGGCGTTGCCGACCGAAACCGATAATGCCTTGATTAACAAGCGAACGATTTTAGTCACGTGCCCGTGGGTGTATCGCTCAACCGAATGCGGTTATACGGGCAACCCTGTTGCGGACGAAAAAGACCAACCGACCACCGACCCAAAAAAAGACAAATGTTCGGGGTGCTTGCGGGGTTGCCAACTACGTAATAACACCCTCAACTATGGTGGGTTTATTGGGGTCAATAAATTGGGGTAGAAAATGAAAACGATTGAACAAACCATTTTAGACCACGCTAAACAATGCGAACCGCAAGAAGCGTGCGGGTTGATTCTCAGCGACCCTATGATGGGCGAGCGGTTTTATTACCCTTGCCAAAACGTGGCAACAGATCCACTCAATTTCTTTGAGATTACCCCCGAAGAACAAATTGAGGCGGAAAAACTGGGGTGGATTGAGGCGATTGTTCATTCACACCCGAATGGCGAACCTGTGCTCTCACTTGCCGACCGTCAAATATTCGCTCACACCGATTGCGATTGGCTTTTAGTCTGTGATGGCAGATTGCAACGTTTCCCGAAAATTGCACCGCTTGTTGGCAGAACCTTTGAGCACGGCAAAACCGATTGTTACACGTTGTTTAAAGATTTCTACTTTTTAGCAGGTTTAGATATGGATGAGTTCAATCGTCCCGATGAATGGTGGCACAACGGGCAAAATCTTTACTTGGATAATCTCGAAGGGCAAGGCTTCAAGCGGTTAGATTCTCAGGAAACTTTGCAAATTGGCGATGTAATCTTAATGCAAGTAGGGGCGAACGTGCCGAATCACGCAGGCATTTACTTAGGCAGTCAGATGGTGTTGCACCATAGTCCCAAACGACTTAGCAAGCGAGATTTATACGATGGCTACTGGCTCAAACATACACACTCGATTTGGCGACATAACAATGCCGAGCAGTTGGGTTTTTCCATTCCGATTTCTACTTTATAGGGCATCTCTATGATCAAGATTAAATTCTACGGCTCACTCAAGCGTTTTGGCACGGATTTTCAGCTGGATTGCCAAACGGTGGCAGAGGCGTTAAAAGCCTTAATGAGCCAACTAAAAGGACTGCGTCACATGATGCAACAAGGGATGTATAAAGTCCGTATTGGTTCGCAATATTTAGATAATCGATACCTGGAAAAAGGCTTGCATTACCGCTTGAGAGCAGGAATGACGGTGCATTTTACCCCAGTGTTAAAAGGGGCGAAGCGTGGTGGCGTATTTGGCGTGATTGCGGGTATTGCTTTGATTGGTGCAGCTGTGTTACTTGGCCCTGTCGGTGGCATTATCAGCTCTCAAGCGGCAATGATGTTGGGCGGAATGGGGGCGTCTATGTTACTAGGGGGCGTGGCACAAATGCTGACCAAAACGCCGAGTATGGGTAATTTCAACGAGCAAGAGAAAAAATCTTCAACGGCATTCAGTGGGCTACAAAATCGGGTCGCACAAGGGCAAGCCATGCCACTGGCTTACGGGCGAATTTTGGTGGGCTCGATGATTATTTCGCAAGGGATTGAGACCTTTGATGTAGTAGAAGAGAAAAAATAAGGGGCTATTATGGGATTATTCCGCAAAAAGAAAAAAAAAGCACATACGCCCGTTGAGGCAAAAGAGAGTGGACGCAGTAAACAACGTATTAAAATTGTGGAAGTGCTTTCAGAAGGGGAAATTGAAGGTTTAGTAGACGGGTTAAAATCGGTCTATTTAGACAAAACCCCGATTGAAGCCAAAGACGGTTCGCACTATTTCAAAAACATGGAAATTGAAGGGCGTGAAGGGACGCAAACCCAAGAGGTTATGCAAGGCTTTCAAGCGGTCGAAAAAGAAGTTTCCGTTTCAACTGAAATCACCCAACGCACCGCTTTAACCCGTACGGTTACCGATGCTAATGTGAATCGCCTTCGCTTAACCTTGGGCGTACAAGCTTTATTTGAGCAGAACGACCAAGGCGACACCAATCCAGTTACCATTGAGTTAAAAATTACCGTCGGCACACAACAGATTCCATTTACCATTTATGGTAAATACAGCTCACCTTATTCCCGCTCAATTGAGGTGACAAATTTGCCAGCAGTGCCCTTTACCATCAAAGTGGAACGTATCACTGCCGATTCCACCTCAAGCCGCTTGGCGAATAAAACGATGTGGGCGAGCTATACCGAAATCATTGACGCCCAATTCCGCTACCCGAATACCGCCTATATGGGCATGAAATTCGACTCGGAGTATTTCAACAATATTCCCACTCGCACCTATGAAATCTATGGTATCAAAGTGCGTGTGCCGAGCAATTACAACCCTGAAACACGCACTTATACGGGGTTATGGGATGGCACATTTAAAGTCGCTTACACCAATAATCCTGCGTGGATTTTGATGGATATTGTTACCCACAAACGTTACGGCTTAGGCGACCGCTTGGGTGAGTTTAGCGTAGATAAATGGGCGCTTTATCAAATCGCCCAGTATTGTGACCAGATGATTCCTGATGGTTTTGGCGGGCAAGAGCCTCGCTTTACGTGTAATTTATGGCTGACGGAACAACGCAGTGCTTATGATGTGCTCTCTGATTTATGCTCGATTTTCCGTGCGATACCAGTATGGAATGGCACAGAGCTCACTTTTATTATGGATAGACCCTCCGATCCTGTTTGGACTTACACCAATGCCAATGTGGTAGGAGGGCAATTTTCACGCCAGTATTCAGCAATGAAAGCACGCCATAATGCGATTCAAGTGGAATACAAAGATGCCGAGAACAACTACGAGAGCACGATTGAGTATATTTCTGATGATGAGCAGATTCGTAAATTCGGTTTAAACCTCAAAAAAGTGAGCGCTTTTGGCTGTACTTCACGTGGACAAGCGTTCCGCACAGGTAAATGGATTTTAGAAACTGAACGCCTTGAAACCGAAACAATTACTTTCACGGTGGGAAGTGAAGGCTTAATGAATATCCCTGGCGATATTATCCGCGTGAGCGACAACCACTTTGCAGGCACAAATATTGGTGGACGAGTACAAGCAATTCACGGTCGAATCCTTACGCTTGACCGTGAAATTCAATTCAGTGCGAATCATTTTTTAAGTTATATCAACGCTCAGGCGAAACATCAAAAAATACGCATTACCGCTGTTTCTGGCAAGCAGGTGACGTTAGAGTCCGAGCCTGTTGGATTGAGCTTACAAGGGGTGTGGTCGCTTTTAACGCAGACAGTTGCCTCTCAACTTTATCGTTGCATGACGGTAACGGAAAACGAAGAGGGCACTTACACCATTTTTGCCTTGCAACACGAACCGCAAAAAGAGGCGATTGTCGATAACGGAGCGAGTTTTGAGCCTCGCAACACCAGTGTGATAAAAACGCCAACTTTGGAAAGCCTCAATGCGGAGGCGACTCCAAACGGCTTAAAGCTTAACTGGTCGTCTACGGCTGGGGTGGGTACGCTCACTTATGATATTAAGATCCTGAAAGCGGGCAATTTGTATGCCTACCATAAAGGTATCAGCAGCACCGAATTTTCTACAGATGATTTGCCCGATGGAGATTACACTGCGATTGTGATCGCTAAAAATGCAAGCGGTCAAATGCTGAGTGAAAAATCGCAAAGCTTTACCATAAATCGACCGCCTGTACCGCGTGATGTGGCGGTGCTCGGCGGGCTAGGTAATATCACGATCTCGTGGGCGTGGGTAGATGATTTCACCCAAACTGAAATCTGGGCCAGCGAGCAGGATAACCTTGCCACCGCACAACGTTTAACCAAGCTCACTGCAAAAATGTACAGCCATGAAGTCGGTGCAAAACAGGTGCGTTATTACTGGCTTAGACACGTGCGTGGGCAAAATGTTGGGGCGTTTTATCAACAAGCGGGCGTGCGAGGCGAAAGCTCGGTAGATATTGATAAAGAGCTGAAACTGCTGAATGAAAAGCTCAGTCAAAACATCATCAACGAAGTGTTTGATACTGCAGCCCCTGCACGTAAGTTAGAGATGGTAAAAACCGTGGCGAACCTTAATGTGAACCAGTTTCAAGGGGTAAAACAGGTTTACAATGAAAGAGACGGCAAGTTGTATCTCTGGAATGGCAGTCAGTACACATCAAAAATACAAGCCTCTGAAATAGCGGGTCAATTAAGTCAAAATCAACTTGATCATGCATTAATTAACCAACTCAACACAGCAAAAGATTCTGCGACACAAGCCGTAGCACAATCACAAGAGGCTAAACGTAAAGTAGCAGAGCTGTCGTCTGAATTTAATAATATTAACTTTGATGTAGGTGCTCGTAACTATCTGCTTAATTCAGCGGAAAATAGAACATCGTGGACAGTGTCACAATCTGCAAAAGAAAGCTGGCAAGGTAAAAAGCTCACGCTTTCTTTTAGTCTTAACGCGAAAGGCATTATCAGGGGCGGGCGTAATCGTGTCGGTTTATCTATGTTTTTGTACTACACCGATAATACGTATACGTGGATTGAGTGTTGGTTAAGCAACCATCAAGGCGATTATAGTGGTAGATTAAAATCAACAATCCAGTTACTTGATAAGCCGATTAAAAGTATTTCAAACTGCTCATTTAAAGTTGAGGTTGGTGGGGGAACTTGTGTTGCCACACATCCTAAATTAGAGATAGGGAGTATTGCGACTGACTGGAGCCCAGCCCCAGAAGATTTGACGACAACTATCCAGTTTGAAGACATTAAGCGATCGCTTACAAATGAATCGAATACGAGGATAGCGTGGGAAAACTCAGCTAACTCTCGTATTGGCAATGCTGAGGCGACAATTAATCAATTAGGCGGAACCAAAGCCAACAAAGATGAAGTGGCAACTGTTGCTGCACAAGCGTTAAGGTCTCAATGGCAATCTGATGCTAAAGCTAAGGTAGACGAGGTTAGTCGAGCTATATCATCAGAGACTAAAGCTCGAACTGATTGGCAACGCTCTGCTGAATCTAAGATTAATCGTGTAGATGGATTTTCGGCTCGCATTGACGAAATAAATCGGACTGTGACCGATGTATCGGGTAAAGTATCGGCAACTCGCACTATTAAAACTCAGGCTATTGCTGGAGGCAGGACTGCTATTGCTGGCATTGCACTTGGGGCGGCTAATTCAGGTAAGGATGTCGAGAGTTCAGTTATTGTGATGGCGGATA